AGTGGAAGTGGTAACAAGTTTTATATAGATGGTGTAGAAGCTGCTGCACTAACATTAACTAGAGGACTAACATACGTCTTTGATGTAAGTGATGCTACCAACAGTGGACACCCATTTAGATTTAAAGATGCTGCTGGTAACTCTTACACTACAGGAGTTTCCACTTCAGGAACAGCAGGATCATCAGGGGCTACAGTAACATTAGTGGTTCCTGCATCTGGTACAATGCCAGCCAGATACTACTGCACTGTACACGGTAATGGTATGGGCAATACCATAACTACAGTAAACAGCACTACAACTTTTACCGTAACTGTTGCAAATGTAGGTGGCGTTAACATATTTGTTTTAAATGGTGTAAACAACCCAACGCTGCAACTTGTAAGAGGAACGACATACACATTTGATCTTAGCGACTCTTCTGTGTCTGGACATCCACTAGCATTTAAGAGTGGTAACCAAAGTTACACAACTGGTGTAACAACCAGTGGTACTCCTGGTCAATCTGGCGCAAGTGTAACTTTTGCAGTACCAACATCTGCACCAGGAATAGGTTTAAGATACTATTGTACTGTACACGGCAATGCTATGGGTAATACCATTACTACTAGTGGAGTAGGTATATCACTAACGGCACAAGGACAAGCTACACACGTACCAACATCTGTATCTGCTGTAATAGATAAAGTAGTACCAAGTATAACAGGTTTAGCTTTCTTTACAATAGCAAGCGTTAACGCTACTATAGAACAAAACTTAGATGACCCTATTGGTGTACTCTTTCCGTTTGATGATTTTGCTGCTAACTTTAGTAGATATAGAACAGTAACAATAATCCCAAATGCTGGTCGGCTTAACAGGACAGTTATTATACCTGCTGAAAATAGAACTGTAGTTGTTCGTCCTGTAAGAAGAGACAACGTAGTATATATAACGAACTAAGGATAAAATATGTCTTATAAATGGCCTGAAAAAGATCCTGATGAAACAGCAGACTTTAGTGTAGACTGGTCTAGGTTTCTAGGCTCTGACTCTATAGTATCTGCTGTGTTTTTTATTGACGATGCAAACGGAACAAAGACACAAGTATCAACAGCACAAATTGTAAATGGATTGCAGTTTATAGCAGGTACTGTCTCTGGAAACGTAGCTACTGCACGTTTTGGACTAGGAACAAATAATTTAAGATACAATATAACTGTTCGTATAAACACTACACAAGGTCTTACATATGAACGAGTTGTAGTATTACCTATTAGGGATAGATAAATGGCATATGATTTTCTTGGTTTGGTTAACGATGTCAACCATAGACTAAATGAGGTAAAACTTACTTCATCAAATTTTGCTGCAGCTACAGGTTATTATAGTTTAGCTAAAGATGCTGTAAATTCTGCAATACGACACATTCAACAAGAAGAGTTTGAGTGGCCTTGGAATCATGTACAAGAGGAATTAGTATTATCTGCAGGTTCTATGAGATACTATTACCCTACGGATGCTAAAACAATAAACATGAACTCTTTTCGTATAAAAAGAGATAACAGTTTAAATGTGGGAACGGAAAAACTAGATTCTCTTGTATACGAAGAATGGCTAGAAAAGTATGCTGATGATGAGTTTAACACAGACGCAAGTATACGTGGTGTTCCTAAGTTTATAATACGCACACCTAGTAGGGAACTAATATGTCACCCTGTTCCTGATAAAGCATACACTATTGTATATGAATATTACTCGATGGGTTATGATTTAGAAAACCCTTTGGATGTACCATCTTTACCATCTCAATATAGATTTGCTGTAGTTGACGGTGCTATGTATTATGCATTTCAATTTAGAGGTGATACATCAGCAGCAGATGTAGCACTTAGAAAGTTTGAAAAACAAATAAAAGATTTACGTACTATAAATATAAATAGAACACCTTACATAAGAGATACAAGAGTACACTTCTAATGCCAGTACAATGGACTACATTTCCTATGGAGTTTAAAGGTGGTCTTATCTCCAACCTTACTCCATTACAACAGGGTACTAATGCTATAGGCTCTGCTACTATCTTACAAAACTTTGAGTCTGATAGAGAAGGAGGTTATAGTAAGTTAAAAGGTTACAGTAAGTTTAGCAACACAGAAGTTCCTGGCACAGGCGAAGTTCTAGCTATGAAGGTTGTTTCTTCAGGTAGAGCTGTAGTAGCAAGAAAAGTAAACTCTGCTGCAGTTTCAGCATACGGCACACTTTCTTCAAGCGACTTAAATAAGACAGCATACTATCATGGAACAGGCACTACTTGGGCGCACATAGGTACTAGCTCTTCTACTAATACTTTAAAAGCTAGGTTTGCTGATTTTAACTTTACACAAGAAGACAAAACAATATTTGTTGATAGTAAAAGTTTTCCAGTAATATACAATGCTAGTGGTAATGGTTTTACTTCTTTAACATCATCTAATAGTTCCGATGTACAGGGCGCAGAAAATGTTGTAGTTTTTAAAAACCACGCTTTTTACTCTAAAGGTAGTAAGATATTTTTTACAGCACCTAACACAGTAGATGACTTTGCTACAGGTAATGGCGCTGGTACTTTAAACATTGGACATGATGTTACAGGCTTAGTAGGCTTTCGTGATCAACTTATTATTTTTACAACAGATACAATTAAAAAACTTGTAGGTAATACATCTTCTGACTTTAGGTTAGAACCTATAACAGATAGAATAGGATGTATTAACCCAGACAGTATAAAAGAATTTGGTGGTGACATAGCATACTTATCTCCTGATGGTATACGTTTACTTAGTGCTACTGATCGTATTGGTGACCTAGCTCTTGACATTGCTTCTGATCCTATTTATAAAGACGCTAACGAATTTATATCACAAACAGATACATTTTGTTCTGTATTAGTCAGAGGTAAATCTCAGTATAGACTATTTGCGTATATACCTTCTGTGCAAGCAGCCAGTGCATCAGGTTTAATAGCAACTAAATTTATAGCACAGGGTGGTAGTGGTATAGCTTGGTCAAGGACTAAAGGCTTAAAAGTAAATGTAGCAGACAGTGCATATTCAGGCGCACAAGAAACTATTATGTTTGGTAATGATGATGGCTTCTGTTATAGAATGGACTCAGGTAATTCGTTTGATGGCGCTCCTATAGAAGCGATATATGAGTCGCCTTTTATGCCTATAACAGATCCACAAATACGTAAAACTATGTATAAGCTTAGTTTATATGCACAGCCTACAGGTACTATGTTATTGGATGTCAACTTTAAAATAGACTTTGATACTAAAAATGACCCAGGTGTAGTTCAACCAGATCTTATACAGATAGGTGCATCGGGAGGCGGTGTAAGTTTATATGGTGCATCTACTTCTATATATGGCGGCACAGGCGTAACGTTTGGTGGTAATCTAGATCAAGTTTACTTTGAAAACTTGGTAGGTTCTTTTAAAACAATAGCAATGCGTATTACAGATAACTCAACAAATCCAACCTTTACTTTAGACACAGCAGTTCTTGAGTACAGACAACATGATAGGCAGTAAAAATGGCAGGTTATACAAGACAAGCAGCAGCTAATATTACTACAGGCAGTGTTATTGATGCTGATGATTTTAACGATGAGTACAACCAAATACAATCAGCATTTAACGCTGGTACTGGTCACTCTCATGATGGCACAGCAGCAGAGGGCGCACCTATTACAACAATAGGACCATCGCAAGATGTGGTTGCTACAGCATCTGTGCTTAGACCAAAAACCACTAACGCTGTAGACTTAGGCACAACAGCACTACAATACAAAGATGCTTTCTTTGATGGCACAGTAAAAACAGATACACTAACAGTAGATGAAAACGCTACTGTAGCTGGTAACTTGTCTGTTACTGGTCAAATAACTGGACAGATACAGACATCAGCAGTTAGTAATATAACTACTACTAATATAACTGAAGGTAACAATCAGTACTTTACAGAGGCACGTGCTAGAGGGGCTTTGTCTGCTGGGTCAGGCATATCCTACAATAGTTCAACAGGACAGATTAGCACTTCTGGTTCAGGAGCAAACAACCCTACAATAACTATAGCTGCAGGAACTGGTATGACAGGTGGTGGTTCCTTTAGCTTAAACCAAAGTGGCGGTGCTACTATAACGCTAAACAATGCTGCTACTGCTACAGGTTTTAACAGTGTTGGTAGCTTGGGTGTAGGAACTCGTATTCCTGGCACTTCAGCAACTGGAACATATACACATTCGGCTGGATCAAATTATGCTGGTAGTACAATAGCTTTTGGAAATACCACGGGATCAGGAACGTGGAAATGCTTATCTCCTTCAGCACAAAGTCAAACATTTCACTATAGTGATGCCTCTTACACATCAATCAACTATCAAAGACCTGGTTTATATCAAAGGATCTCATAATGGAAATAAAAGAAATAAGAAACCCATCTTACACTGCAGATGGTTTAATTGATCTAGAAATAAAACATCCTGATTACGGATGGATACCTTATACATTAGACATGTCTGATGAAGATAACACTATAGATAATAATAAAATAAAATCTATGCTTGACACTATGAAAGTTGCAGAGTATGTTTACCCTGAAGTACCACAACAGGATAACAAAGAACTCGAAGACATCATAGGATCTTTATGAAAAAAATAGAAATAGAACAAAAAGAATTAGAACCTTTAAAAGACATAATAAAATTTACCAGCGGAACGTGGGTAAGCTTAATATCTTTAAGCAATGGTGATTCCGAAAAAAAGTTTAGAGAACAAAAAGTTCCTACAAAAGACACACCACAACCACACACACCAACGGTTGATATTTGTAATGATAGAAGATTTACAACAGAAGACAGGGTAGAAGCAAGAGTAATTTTAAGAAATTGGTGCAAACAAGTAGGCGCACAACAACTAACTAACTCTATAATATACTTGCCAGAAACAATAATGAAGTGGCATACAAACTCTGACAACCCAGGACTAAGAAGATATTACACATTTACAAAAGGTGATTCTTGGTTTGCTTGGATAGACAAAGAGGGCAACACACACTACGATAAAGACAATATGGGCTGGACAGTTAGAGAGTTTGAAGCTCCTGTATGGCACTCTATATACACCAGTCAGTTAAGGTTTTCTTTCGGCATACGTTTATAATAATAATAATAATAAAATGAACTTTCTTACAGCATTAAAAAATTGTCAAACACATAAGACTCCTTGGCATTATATTACACTACAAAACCCATTAACGGATGAGCAAATTGTAGAAATTAAAAATGCCAATATTGTTACAAACCAAAAGAGTAACGATGGAACAAGATCAGGATGTAACACAGACATTCTGGATAAAGATAAAAAATTTAGAGAGTATGTAACAAAAGATAACAGCTATAAATACCCACACTTAACAAAGTTAATTAAAGACTTACAAAGTTTTAGTGTAAGAAAAACTATATATGACAGATTATCTTTACCTAAACAAAATAGAATATCAAAAAACTTTGATGGGTGTTATGTTAGGCTAGAGATTTTAAGTGATCCAAAAGGTTTTTGGTTAAAGCCACACATAGATATTAAAGAAAAACTTATATCTAGTTGCTTGTTTATAAACGATACAAATGAAAATATTAATTTAGGAACAGACTTATACAATAATAAATTAAAATTAGTTTCAACTATTCCTTTTAAACACAACTCTGGATTTATCTTTTCTGACCACATAACAAAAAATAAGTGGCATGGACTTGAAAAAGGAAAGACTGTTAAAAAAGAACGTAAGGGCGTACAACTAAACTACGTAACATTTAAAACGGATTGGAAAGTTGTTTAAGCCCTATGCAAAAAGATGGACTATCCATAGAAAAGATAACATAGTTAAAGCACGTAAGGCACATTATCTTAAAAAGTTTGAGTATGAATTATCTAAGTATAACACAGATGCCATTCATCCTGACCTAGTAGATAGAAAAAATTTAAGACAGTATAAAAACACATATGTTTATAGTGAAGGTACTCCAAACTTTAACCATTTCCACTGTAGAAAAAATGCTGAGTATGTTCACATTTCTGGTTTAGGTTGGGGTGATTATCTTGGAACTTACAACCCTTTTAAATACGAATATAAAAATTACGATATAGATAGCAACATATTAAAATTTTATTTATCAATAGATAATAATAAGTTCGGTATCAAAAGAAAAACTCCTGAGTGGAGTTCTTTACCAAAAGATTTTGATTTGTTTGTAATGCAGGAACCAACAACAATAGACAGGAACGAAACTCAAAACGTTTTAAATTATGCCAGGAATAAAAAACGTCATGTTATATTTTCTGCCCATCCATCATCTAACGATAAACAGGATTGGAATATATTTAAAAAAGCAGGATTAGTTTCTGAATACACGCATTTTATAAATGATATAGACACAAACGAATTAGTTAAAAAGTGTAAGCGTTTAATCAGTGCGTATAGTGGAGTAAGTTTTGTTGGGCTGATATATCAAAAGCCTACCTTTAATTATAGAAATACCCCTTGGAGCGAAATAATACCAGTTATAAAAAATGCAACAACAGAAGTAAACGATAAAATACCAGATGAAGAAGAACTACTTAGATTTCTTTCTTGGTACTATCACAAGTTAACTTTTGATTTAAATAACTCAAACTGGACTAATAAACTATGCAAGCTGCTCAGTACATAAAAGAAGATAGAAATAATATGTATGCTCCTATAGAGCAACGTATGTCAGTAAAAGATCCATTCTCTTCACTAATGTCTATTGATTTTATGGTTACAGAGTTGTGTAATTTAACCTGCAGCTTCTGTCCTAGATCAAAAGGTTATCCAAATTTAAATCTGCATATGGACTTATCCATAATAGAAAAAGTTTGTAATGATTTAGCAGAGTTACACTATCAGAATAGGTTAGTTTTTTGTGGGTTTGGTGAGCCTTTGTTATATAAACATCTGACTGAAGCAGTAAGGATAGCAAGATTAAAACTGCCTTGGCAAAAAAATATACAAGTCATAACAAATGGAGACAGATTAACAAAGTCTAAGATGCAAGATCTTTATGATGCAGGTGTAGATAAAATCTCTGTGTCTATGTATGACGGACCTCACCAAGTTAAAAGGTTTAAAAACATCTTCAAAGGTATTGATAAGTCTAAATATTTACTACAACATTATTACTTTGGAGAAGAAGAAGACTACGGCTTTTCTAGTCTAAGCAACAGAGCAGGATATAATTTTAAAGACAGCAAACGTAATAGAGGTTGTAATATGCCCTTTTACGCTATGAACATACACCATGATGGTAACGTATTGTTGTGTTGTCAGGATTGGACTAAGTCTGTTTCATTTGATAACGTGATGGAAAAGAACGTAAAAGATATTTGGTTAAATAATTCGTTATTAAATAAGTACAGAAAGCTTTTACAAAAAGGAAGAAACATAAATCCATGTAAAGGTTGTAATATTGAAGGCAATTTTTTTGGCAACAAAAGTAAAAAGATATTGAGTGCGGCATGATAACACCAGAAGAATTAGAAAATATGCTAGATCGTGCTGCCAAGCGTGGTGCTTCAGAGGCATTGCGTGAAGTAGGGCTGCATGATGATGACGCTCGTAAGGATATACTTGAGATGCGTAGCTTACTAGAAATGTGGCGTGACACACGAAGAGGTGTATGGTCAACCATTGTAAAAATGTCAACCGTAGCAGTAATAACTTTCATAGCCGCATCACTGTGGATGCAAATAGGGAAATAAAATATGGCTAAAAAATTTATGGGTTTCAAGCCTGAGACAATGCACAACAAAATACTCCCAGCGTTAGGCTATAATGGACCTAAAGACCAAAAGTCTATCAACGCTTTCCTAGCAGCTAGTCCTGCAGCAGCAGCCAAAATGGGCAAGTACACTATGGCAGCTAGGCAGATGATTGAAGGTAAACGTGTTGGTGCATTTACAGGAATGTTTGGTGGACCTAAGTTTGGTACTCCTGAGTATAAAGAACTAACAGCAAGAACACATGCTGATGCGTTAAAGAAACAAAAAGATAAAGAGACTTTACGTTCTGGTAGTTTAGCAGATAAATTAAAAGTTACTAGTGATCCACAGCTTGCTGTTAGAGGTATACCAGACGCCTCACCTAGTGCAAGTGGTGGAGGCTCAAGTAATCTTGGCACTAGTCCTTTAACTAACACAATAAGAGCAGCAACAAACACAACTGCTCCAAGCGGCACTAGTGGTGATGTCAACTCTACTGCTGCAACTAGAGGCGGTGGTATGCCAAGCGGTTCGAACTTAACTACACAGATAGGGCAAGACCCTACTAAACCTGTAACTGTAGCCAATGTTGTATCAACAGATGGTGGATCAGACGCTTTGATACCACAAAACACAGGTCAGGCAGGTCCAGCAAATACAGCAGCAGTAACCACAGGAGCAACTGCAGCCCAAGCACCAGCGCCCACTCCAACACCAGCACCTCAAATGGAAGCTGCTCAGTCTCAGGAAAAAATACAAGATGCTCTTTCTGGTATGGATTCTGCACAAGGTCAACTAAGTCAAGAGTCCTTAATGCAAGCAGCACAAATGGACCCTAATTCTGCTGCATCATTACAATTAGAAGCTGCACAACTAGGTCAAGCACAAACAGTACAAGCACCCACTCCTCTACAAGTAACACAAGATCAGCTTGTAGATGGTTCTGCTGTAAACCAAGGACAGGTAGATTCCACCCTAGCAAAAGCTGAAGCAGCCCTTGTACAAGATGAGATGGCTGACTTGATGCAAGATTTTCAGGGTGGTAAAACACCTGTGTGGGCAGCAGGAGCTATGAGAGCAGCTAACGCAGCTATGGCTGCACGTGGATTGTCTGCTTCAAGTATGGCAGGTATGGCTATTACACAGGCAGCTATGGAAGCAGCACTGCCCATCGCACAGATGGATGCATCTAATAAACAAGAAATGGCTATGATGAAAGCTGAACAACGTGCTAGATTTATGGGCATGGAGTTTGATCAAAACTTTCAAACTAAAGTAAAGAATGCTGCACGTATATCTGAGATAGCTAATATAAACTTTAGTGCAGAGCAACAAGTAGCACTAGAGAACGCTCGTATGGCTCAGACTGTAGACTTAGCTAATCTATCAAATAGACAAGCTAAAGTTATGGCTGATGCAGCAACTATGACGCAGATAGATATGGCTAACTTAGACAACAGACAACAAGCAGCCGTACAGAATGCACAAGCTTTCCTACAAATGGACATGAGAAACTTAGACAATCAACAACAAATGACTATGTTTAAGGCACAGGAAACAGCTAATTCTATTCTAAGTGATGTAGCTGCTGTCAATGCTGCACGACAGTTTAACGCAACCTCTCAAGGACAGACAGACCAGTTCTTTGCAGCACTAGGTTCTCAGGTACAAAGGTTTAACTCTGAGCAACAGAACGCTATGTCAAGGTTTAACGCAGGTGAAGCAAATGCGCTGGCACAGTT